CATCGTGTTGGAACACCTGCCGTTACGGCCAGCACCAACGATTAAGCCATTCGGGCTAACCCGGGGGTCGCGCCGGAGAGTCACTCCGGCATCCCTCCCGATGGGTGCTGCGACGGGCACCCATCGGGAGGGCAGGCTAGGCCGCGACTCGCTCGCGCGCCGTGCGGAGCGCCACCCATCCGGCGCGTGTCGTCAGGCGACGCCCGTGCACCTGTAGACGCGGTGCAGCTCGCACCACGGTCCGGCCAGCGTTACATCAGCGTCCCCGTTGCACTCCGTACGCTTGCGAAGCGTGCCGTTCACCTGGCCAGGCGCGCCGTTGCCGAGAGATGTCGCTCCCGTCACCATGGGGCCGCCGATGCCACCCTTCGGCCCGGACTTGCGGGAGGAGGGCGTGCGCTTGGTCTGCGGCGCTCCCTCGCCAGCGATCGAAGCCATGCCGTAGCGCGCGCCAGCGGGGACGCCAGCGGGTCGCGGCGCTGTGGTCGTGAGGTGCGCCGTCGGGATGTGATCGGCCAGCGTGCGCGGCGCGTCCGCCGTACCCTCGCGCATGCCAGCGAGATCCGCGCCGCGCGGCGCTGGAACGTACGCGGGCACGGCGTCCGTACGTGCGAGAGCGACGCGAACGCCGTCGGCGTCCAGTCTGTGCCAGACATCCGGGAGACATGACCAACGCTCGCCGTTCGGTCGAGTCAGGACCACAACGGACGCCGTGCCACTCTCGCGCGTGTCCCGATCGGTGGCGATGCTGCCAGCGTCGCCCGTGCTGGCCACGTGTGCCCATGACGCCACGTGAGCGCCGTTCGCCCGGGCGTCGGCCAGCGTGTCCGCCAGGCGCGCCGCGACGATGCGGCGCGCCGTTGCCAGCGAGGGCGCCGTGCCGACGTCCACCAGGTAACGCGCGATGGCCGACCCGTTCGGCGCGCCGCTCTCAGCGTGCCATGCCTTGTCAGTCCGCAACGCGTCAAGGATCGCGCGAGACGTGTAGTCGAGGGTGGAGAGCGTGACGGCGTCCAGGGCGTCGGAGTCGCGGAACGTGGCGCACGCCCCCGGACGCATCGGGACGCACGCGTCAGTCTTGCCGACCGTAGTCACGTCTACCCAATCGCCCGCCGGAATCTCAGTGAGCGGAGTGCGGAGCGTGTCGGCGTACATGTTGCGACCGATTGCGAGGGCTCGCGCCGCGTAGTCGGCCCCGAGATCGGTCCGATCCTCGCTCGTGTCGTCAGTGATGAGAGTCGGGAGGATTAGCAGAGCTTCGCTCGTGTGCTCTGCCTTGCTCCGCAAGATGATCATCGCGGCCGACATCAGTAGATCGGACGCGTTTCCGTACGCGGCGTACGCCCGCGTGACCGTGCTCGGGCGGAGCGTGTCGCTCGCGTAACCCTTGACGTTCGTAGTCATGTCGTGCCCTTTCGATGTCGCGCTCCCGTTGAGCGCGTGCTCGGGCATCGTATCATCCCCTTGTGCACGTTCGTACACTCCGCACGCAGAGCGGAGACAGTGACCGGATTCTGAGCCGAACAGAATCCGGTCACGCCCTCCGCTCTAGAGGTGTCGGACCGCAACGGTCCGGACGGGAGCGACGCCGACCGATCGGGTCGGGCCGTCCGGGCCGTCGGGCCGTCGGTTTCGGTCCGCAACGGTCCGGACGGGAGCGACGCCGACCGATCGGGTCGGGCCGTCCGGGCCGTCGGGCCGTCGGTTTCGGTCCGATGTCACCTAGTCGGACTTGATAGGCCAATCGGGTGATCGTTTGCCGTTGGGCCGATCGGGTGACGGCCGATCGGGTGACTGAGCAGAATCCGGCGACGGTCTCCGCTCTATCGGTGAAGGCAACAGAGCGCGTTCACGAGCGATCCCACGAGCGATCGCACGAGCGATCAGAGCGCGCTCACGAGCGATCGCAACGGGCGACCGCCTCACACACAAGGGAGAATCCATGTCCGACACGACTATCACGCTCGACACCATCGACCCGCAGGTGCTCGAGGCCCTGCTCGCGCAGGTGGCCGAGCGCAAGAAGGCCGAGCGCGAGGCGAACAAGGCCCAGCGCGAGGCCAACAAGGCGCTGCGCGCGAAGACGAGCGCGTTCTGCACGAACCTCGTCAAGGTCATCCGCGAGCAGTTCGGCGACCCGCGCGTGTTCACGAGCGGCGCGACCGGCTGGAGCGTGTCGGCCGACACGAGCGACGGCTACCGCGTGTCGATCCTCGTGCGCGAGATCGCCACGATCCCCGCGAAGACCGAGTAGCACCAGCACGAGACGGACGAGCAGCACACACCTGGGTGCGAGTCCCAGGCGTCCGCGAGCGAGCGCAACGAGCGTTCGCCAGTCCCAGGAGACAACCATGCACAAGACCCGCGAGCAGGACGAGCCCGAGACGTTCGTCCGCATCAAGCGCCAGGCGAGCCTCACGTACGAGCAGCGCGTCACGCGTGAGCTGGACAAGGCACGACACGAGTCGCGTCGCAACGCGCGCAAGTCCGTTCGGACGAGCGCATGAGCCCCGGCCAGCTGCGCCGCGCCTGGAAGCGCGCGAGCAAGCAGACCGCCGCGCGTAACGCGCGATTGGCACGTGAACGAGCGCAGGCGAGTCACGTGCGCGTCATCCCCACCACACCCGCGAAGAACGAGCCCAAGGAGGGCCAGCGATGACCACCACACGCGGACCCCAGATGCCCAACATGACGAGCACCGGAGCGATCACCGCGCCGTACATCGACGGCGACCTGGTCGAGGTCCAGGACCCGACGACCGGCACGTGGACGACAGCGAGCGTCCTCGGCATCAAGCGCGCCGTGACGAGCGCGTTCGGGCTCTGCTGGGAAGGTCGCGTGCAGACCACGAGCGGCGTGCTCGTGCGCATCGCGGTGAACGACGACGGCGCATCGCGCATCAAGCACCGGCAGGTACGACCCGCGCCGGCCGAGGCTGAGTACGACTGGTACTGGACGAGCGACGACATGCTCGAGCCGATCGAGATCCACGCCGTACAGGTGAAGTCGTGAGGCGCGCGTATGAGCGCGTCATGACGAGCCTCAAGTCCCTGCGAGTCCCACCGATCAGGGTTGAGATGACCGTCCAGGTGATCGTCAACTACTACTTCCCGGCCTACGAGCGCGGCGCGCACGTACGGCCCTACTACGGACAGGCGGTGATGGCATGAACGACAGCGCGTATGTCGAGGAGATCCTCGAGAGAGCACGAGTGCAGGGTCTTGCCCAGGAGACGATCGACGCGCTCACGAGCGTGCTGGCGTCGCCCGGAATGTCGACCGACGTGGCGATCGCCGCGAACCACACGCGACCGCACGACTTCATCGTTGTGATGCTCGACGGCACGTTCCACTACGTGACGGTGAAGTGCGACGAGCAGGGCGACCCGGTCGAGTCGGCTTTCCTGCACGCGCTGCTCACGGGCTCCGAGTATGTGCACGGGTGGCCAGCGTGCGAGCAGCACCTGGTGGACTACATGATCACGAGCGGCATGGAGCACGCGATCGACCAGATGCTCGACCGCAACGACGACGAGCAGGGCGACGGCCAGTGAGCACGCGCGGTCGCAACGACGACGAACGCAACGACGACGAAGACAGCCTCGAGGACAGCCTCGACGACCCAGCGCCGACCGTCTGCGGCATGTGCGGCGTGCGGGCGCCACGGCCTGGTTTCACCGCGTGCGGACAGTGCGCATGACGAGCACGCGCGCGAAGTACGCGCAGTACGACGCGCGCATAAACGCCGCACTCGCGCTGCAACGACCACGACAGGAGGCACAGATGTCGTCCGTTCACATCTACCGCGTCGAGATCAAGGGTCCGACGACGACCGACAGCTACGACGAGGCCGTGATCGCTGCGGCACGCGCGATCGAGCAGGCGTTGCTCGACGCTCCGATGCCCGAGGGTTTCAGGACTCACGCGGCCGAGTTCGTGAAGGAGGTACCAGCATGACGAGAGAGATGCGAGTCGTGGTCGCGGTGCTGCTCGTGATCGGTGGCGTGTTCCTGATCGCCCAGATCGCACTGCACGCGAGCCGTGCGGCCAATCAGGTCGACGGGCCGGACAACACGACGCCGACCTACGCGCCCGTGACGCCGGGCACGTGCTACTTCGTCGCCGGCCAGGTGCAGTGCTCATGATCGACAAGATCCTGAGGAAGCTCGGACTCTGCCGCACGAGCAACGTCCTCGACGCACTGATGCAGTTGCGTGACTTCACCCACGACGAGACCGGCGTAAACGGGTCCGCGAGCTACGTCATCTTCGACAAGGACTGGCGGAAGTTCGTGCGACGCGCGCAGGGAATCGAGGTGACGTGGTGAGCGCCGCTGCACGCTTCGACGAGATCGCAGAGGCGCAGGGATGGGACGACCACTCGATCGCCACCATCCTGCGGCACTTCATCGCGTCTGAGGGCCGCGAAGCCAGCCTCGACGCATTCGCGCGCGACATCGCGGACGAGGAGAACGAAGGAGGTGGTCTGTTTGACGACGAGGGTTGACGTCCACCGCGCGCTGGAGCGTGCGAAGGAGATAGGTGCGCCGGTGTCGCTGTACTACTGCCACAGCAACGGTCGCGGGCTCATCTGGGTGCTCGAGGTTGTCGGCTCCGAGCGCGTGCTCGACACCGCGACCGCATACGAGGTCATCACCGCACTGAACGCTGCTGCGCTGCACTGGGCTCGCTACGGCGAGAACCGTGGTCACGCGTTCGAGGGTGCGGACGACGCGCCGTACTGCTACCGCTGCCAACTCCCACGGAGCAACGCACGACACGCCTGGGGAGGTGAGCCATGCCGATCATCCCGGTACGACAGTCGTACTCCAACACGCGCGACGACACCAAGCACCTACGTCGCATCCGTGCCGAGAAGGTCGAAGACCTGTACGTGCACAGGCGCGTGATCGGTGACGGATTCGACGACCACCTGTGGACCGTCAGTTCGGCTGCACCCGATCCGACGATGGACCCGGCCGGACATGCCGCCATCACGCTGTGGTGTCGCGACCGTGAGGCTGCCATCAACCTGGCAGAGATGCTCTGCGTCGTCACGGACTGGACCAAGCTCCTGACGCAAGAGGACACCTCCAGGTTGCGGAACGACGACCCGGATCGCTTCGGCATCATCCGGTCGCTGATCGACGCCGCCCGCTAGTTCTCTCGTGTACGATTGTCCACGAGCAACACACTCACCCGCGAAGGAGTGATCAAGCATGGCTACCAAGAATCTCGTGCTCCAAGTCTCAGGACTTGCGTGCACCGTGAACCTGACGACCGCCCAGGGCAAGACCGACGAGGATCTCGTCACTGTCTGCTGCGGCGACGAGCACAGCAACATCCACGCACCGACGCCCATCCGCATGAAGCGCTACTGCGAGTCGTGCGCATCCGACGTTGAGTACTCGTACCTCCAGAAGGCCAGCAAGCAGGGCACGTCATACACGATCGTCACCACTGACGAGGTGAGGTCGGCGCAGGATGCGACGCTGGAGGTCACCGGCCAGATGCTCGCTGCCACCGTGCACGTCGCTGCCGAGGTCGAGAGCGCGACGCTGCCGGGCAAGGACCGCTCGACGTACTACCTGGAGCCTGCGAGTGCAGCGCAGCTGGGCAAGTACGGGCTGATCGTGGACATGCTCACGCGTCATCCCGAGCTCGCTGCGCTCGTCGTCTACTCACCACGTACGAAGCCCGGTCTCTACCGGCTGTCGACGTTCGACGGCGTGCTCACGCTGGAGCCGCTGGCGTGGCCGGAGGACGTCAAGGCCACGCCGAACGTCAACGTCATCGAGCCGGCGCCCGAGTATCAGGCGAAGGTCGACGCGCTCGCCGCCAAGACCACCGAACCATTCGACGCCGATGCCTACCGCAACACCTACCGCGAGGCGCTGGTGAACCTGCTGGCCAGCAAGGAGTCGGTCGAGGGCGTCGAGATCGAGCGCACCAAGTCGACGCCCGCTGCGAAGGTCGGAACCGCTGTCGACCTGGGCAATCTGCTCGACGAGCTGCTCGCGTGAACGTGACCGTGACCGGCTACCAGGAGCCTCTCGGAGTATGACCGACGAACTCGCGGAGGAGTACGCACAGTGGCGGCTGGACGAGGCGCTCGCCAGTGAGCCGTTCGACGACGACAAGGACGAAGGAGGTGATGAATGGTGGACCTGATCAAGCCGATGCTCGCCAAGCCGCCCGCGCAACCGATCAACGATCTCGGTCCCACCTGGATCTACGACACCAAGCTGGATGGCGTGCGCGTGCTCGCCTACGTCGAGACCGGCGGCAACGTGACCCTCATCAACCGCAACGGCGTGAACGTCACGCACCGCTTCCCTGAGGTCGTCCGCGATCTCGAGACGCTGCCGACGCCGTGCGTGCTCGATGGCGAGGTCGTGGCCAAGAGCGGTTCGTTCCAGGACACCGCACGACGCGACAAGCAGAACAAGCCGCACGACGTCGCGCGTCACCTCAAGGACTACCCGGTCGCCTACGTCGCGTTCGACGTCCTGTCGATCGCAGGCCAGGACATTCAGCGCTACCCGTGGGCGGAGCGCCGGCAGTTTCTGGACAGTTCCGTCGGCGCGCTCAAGCCGTTCCAGCACCTCGACACCAGCGTGTGGTCAGACGACCCCACGTTCTACCAGCAGGTCGTTGACCTGGGCATGGAAGGAGTGATCGCCAAGCGCAAATCGAGCCCGTACCGCGCAGGACGCCAGCACGACTGGCAGAAGTACAAGGGCAAGACCAGCATCACGTGCATCGGCACCGGCTACGACCTCGGTAGCGGAAAGGCCGCGCACTTCGGCCGGATGCACCTCACCATGCTCGACGACCAGAACAGGCCCGTCCGGGTCGGCGTCGTCGGCACCGGATTCACCGACAAGACCCGTCTCGAGCTCAAGGCCGAGCTCGACGCCGGCCGACCCGTCGTGTGCGAGATCGAGATCCTCAACGTCACGAAGGAAGGCGCGCTCAGGCACCCGAGCTACAAGGGCCTGCGTACAGACGTGTCGGTGCTGGATGCCAGACTGAGCCAGCTCGACAGCGTCCCGAGATCCTGACCACCCGCGAACGTTCGTTCGCACCACCTCAACGAGAGGGGCTGCCGCCCATGACCGTTACTGCTCTCCCGCCGACCGCTCACCCGGTCTCCATCGCACTCAACTCGGTGCTCGACGAAGTCTCCAGCATCTTCTTGGAGCGCAGGTCCGCCATCGAGTCCGCGCTGATCGCCGTGCTCGCCAAGCAGCACTGGTTCGGTCTGGGCCAGCCCGGCACCGGCAAGTCGGACATGATCCGCGAGATCGTCGGTCGCTTCGACGGTGCCACGTACTTCGAGACCATCATGTCCAAGACGCGGCCCGACGCCGCGATCCTCGGTCCCTACAACCTGCCCGAGCTGCGGGACAAGGGTGACTTTCACCGCAAGATCAACGGCTTCCTGCCGACCGCCAACTTCGCGTTCCTGGACGAGATCGGCAAGATGTCGCCCACGCTCGGTCACGACATGCTCGCGATCCTGAATGAGCGGCTCTACCACGAGGTCAACGGTGGTCGCACCGCCAAGCACGTGCCGCTCTACACCGCGTTCGCTGCCAGCAACGAGCTCATCGTCGAGGAGTCCGAGGACGCTGCGGCGCTGTGGGACCGGCTGCTCGTGCGTGTGCTCGTCGAGTACATCCAGGAGTCCGGCAACTTCGCGGCGCTGCTCCAGTCCGCCATCAGCACCAACGACCTGCGGCTGACCGCGCACAAGACCACGATCCCGTTCCTGGACCTCCAGGACGTCATCGACAACGTCGTGCCCGCCATCGACGTCCCGGTGGACGCGATCGAGGCCATGATGAAGCTGCGCGACACGCTCCGCTCCGACGCCGAGATCACAGTGTCCGACCGACGCTGGCGCACCTGCGTGCGGATGCTCCAGGCGAGCGCGTTCTTCGCCGGCCGCACCGAGGTCAAGGAGGACGACCTGCACGTGCTGCGCTACTGCCTCTGGGAGGTTCCGACCCAGATCACGGCGGTCGAGCGCATCACACTGTCGCTGTCCAACCCGGTCGCCGAGAAGGCGATGGCGATCCTGGATACGGCCGATGACATCGCACGTAACATCCGGGACCGTAAGGGTCAGTCGCTCGAGGTTCGGGCCTCGTACGGATCCGAGGCTAACCAGAAGCTCAAGGTGCTGGTCTCCGAGCTCGCCCAGGCGATGCAGGAGTGCAAGGCCGCAGGTCGTTCGACCGCTCGGCTCGACGAGGTCGCCAGTCGGCTCATGGTGGTGCGGACGTCCGTCTACACCGACTGCCTCGACATGCCGGCTGAGGACGTGATACTCCGATGAGCACCGCACTGGCCTATCTCGAGATCGGCATCCTCGGCGGTCTGATGCTGATCTCCGCCGCGATAACACGTCACGTGCTCAAGCAGAACAAGCAGTTGACCAAGATCTGCGCACAGCAGGCGCTGGAGATCGACAGGATGATTCGACTGGTGACCGAGTCGCAGAAGCTCGTCGCACTTGTCCGTGAAGGCATCGAGAGAGGTAGGGACGCATGAGTTTCCTCGACAATCTGATCGAGCGCGGCAAGTCGCTGCTCGGTGACATCCCCAAGCCGACACAGGAGTACGTCGTCGACCACGACCGCTTCGACAAGGCGTACTACGACGACGTCGTGCACAAGGTGCCGGGCATGAACACCCTGATCACCGACCTGTCGCGCAAGCACGACTACGTCGAGCCGTTCATGCAGGACTTCTTCATGTCGCTGCTCAAGGCCGACCCGCAACTGCACGACGAGCGCGAGATGAAGCCGACGCACGTGCCCAACCGCACGATGATCAAGGAACTCACGGAGACGACGCAGTTCCGCCAGCTGCGTGCCAACACCCGTGGTGACGAGTACGGCTCCGCGATGGCGCTGCTCGGCATGGAGTCGGCGCTGCGTCAGGCACAGGACGCGATGGTCGAGGCCAAGAAGCGCGCCGAGGAGGCTCAGCAGGCCCAGGACAAGGCGAAGGAGGCCGACGACGACGTCAAGCAGATCATCGAGGGATTCGGGATCGGTCCGTCACCGGACCCGAACGGCCAGCCTGGCGATCCCGGTCAGGGCAACGCAGGTGGCGCACTCCAGCAGGCGCTCGACAAGGCGCAGCAGGCACAGGGCGCCGCTCAGGCTGCCCAGAACGCGGCGCAAGCTGCGGCCGAGCTCGCAGCACAGGGCGTCAAGCAGTCCGTCAAGACTGCTGCCAAGCAGGCCGGCGAGGAGCTGGAGCAGGAGCAGGCTCTGTGTCAGGCGTTCGGCATGGAGGACGGCGCGCTCCAGCGGATGGACTTCGAGGAGCGTCGCCAGCTGGCCGAGCGGCTGCGCAACAACCGGCTCTCGAAGTTCTACAAGCTGCTGGGCCAGTTCAAGATGATCCAGCAGGCTGAGTCCCGCAAGCGCATCATGCACGCCACCGACGAGGTGGTGGGCGTGAAGCTCGACGACGACCTGACGCGCATGATCCCGGCCGAGATGATCAACCTGGCCAGTCCCGAGCTCGAGGCTGACTTCTGGATGCGCTACGCCAACCGCGAGATCCTCTGCTACGACCTGCGTGGCAAGGAGAACCTCGGCCAGGGTCCGGTTGTCTGCGTCGTCGATGAGTCCGGCTCGATGGGCTGCGAGGACGTCATGGGCGGTTCACGCGAGGCGTGGTCCAAGGCTCTGGCGCTGGCCATGTGCGACCAGGCTCGCCAGCGCGGTCGCGACTTCCACTACATCGGCTTCTCGTCCAGCCGGCAGGTATGGACGCAGTCGTTCCTCAAGGGCGAGACGACGCTCGACGGCGTGCTCACCATGACCGAGCACTTCTACGGTGGTGGCACCTCCTATGAGGAGCCGCTGCGCGCTGCACTCAAGCTGATCGAGGAGTCCTACGACAACTCCAGCAAGGGCAAGGCAGACGTCGTGTTCATGACCGATGACGAGTACGGGTCGATGGACGAGGACTTCATGCACGAGTGGAACCGCGTGAAGGACAAGACCAGCATCCGCTGCTTCGGCATCGCGATCGGCTGCTCGTACGGCGGCGCGCTTGAGTCCGTGAGCGACAACGTCCGTTCGATCACCGACATGCTGGAGTCCGACCCCCAGTCGATGGCGGACCTGTTCCGCACCGTGTGAATGGCCGACACCCTGATTCCCGCGATTGACCTGCACTGGCTAACCCAGGAGGAGCTCGATGCCTATCGAGCTGCGCTGGGCCGCCCGCGTCCGCCGAAGTTCGCCAGCCTTGAGGAGGCGGATACCTGGCTAGAGGCGCACGCACCCTAGATCGTGTACGATCGTACACAGTTCACAACACCCGCGAAACACAGTCCCTCAACGAGAGGAGGCGACATGAAGTCTGACGTTCGGAAGATCCTCGACAGTCAGGGCACCCTGCCCGACGACGCGGTCCTGGGCCACATCGTGTGGTTCACCATCTCCGACCAGCCGCACAACCTCGACGACATGACCAAGACGTTCGACCGGCTGATGCTCGACAGTGCGGTGCTGCCGCAGGAGACGACGGCATTCTCGGCGTACGAGAAGGCGTGTAGCCGGATCGTCGGCATCGCCAAGCCCTACACCATCCACGCCGGCAATCCCGTGCTCGGCATCGGTCCCACGGTCGGCGAGGTCATGGCCGTGCGGGAGGTGTCCCGCAACGGTGACACCGTCTACCGGCAGATGGTCCGCGAGGTGCGCGACTCGCAGCAGCGCCGGCTGTCCTACCAGCCGATCGTCAACCTGGACTTCTCCAAGGGCAAGCCCGACAAGGTGACGCGCAAGATCGAGCGCAACAGTCACCGGCTACGCGCGTCCGTCGACACCACGAAGATCCAGCCCGGCGAGCAGAAGCACATCGAGGAGCTCATCAAGCTCTGGTACGCCGAGTTCGACCGGCTGCACGACTTCGTCGATGGCGACCGGGTGCGCAAGTGCGTGCGCGAGTACCTGCTGTTCCTCAACGCCATCAAGATGAAAGACGGCGTGTACTTCGTGCACCGCTCGCGTGAGTCCGAGCTGTTCGCACTCCAGGAGTTCGTGCGCACGCTGACCGGCTGCAACCTCGAGGTCATGCCGATCCCGGAGATGGCTCGGCTGCGCGAGAGCGTGATCGCTGCCTGGGAACGCGAGGCGGTCGAGGACTTCCAGAACGTCGTCCAGCAGATCACTCACCTGCGCTCGACGCGCGACACCATCACCTCAGCCGCTCTGGCCAAGGTCACCGACCAGTACCAGCGCACCATGCGCAAGGCGATGGAGTACGGGCGTGCGCTGCACGTGAACCAGGAGATGTCGGCCGGCGCCGCAGAGTACGCGCTCGCCGCTCTCAACACGCTGCAAGCGGACTTCATCCGACAGGAGGAGAAGTGACTACCGACACCATGGCCGACGTCGTCGACGAAGTACACGCACTCGTGCGGAAGGTCGAGCATCTCGCTGAGGAGGCGCTCGTCACCATGCGCCGCATTGCCAACGACGCCGACACGCTGGCGCAGGAGGTCAAGGAAGACGTCCTCTCCAAGGCTGAGCTGCGTGGCTACAAGAGCGCACTCGGACAGGACATCAGCCGCCTGACCGACGACCTGACGTACATCGCCGCATCACTGCGTCAGGGGTACTGGGAGTTGCGCGACGTGCACCCGCTCTCCAATGCCATCGGAAAGGAGGCGACATGAAGTCAGCGACGCTACGGGAACTCGTACTCGTCGACCCGACTGTCAACTCCAACAAGTACTACCAGGCGTGGACGATCCACGATCTGCCGACCGACACGTACACGGTCATGTTCCACTGGGGCCGCGTCGGATCGAAGGGTCAGTGGAGCAAGCCGGAGCGCTTCGGCACTTCGAAGGACCTCGCGACGCAGGTGGTCGACGCCAAGATCGCGTCCAAGCAGGCCAAGGGCTACGCCCCGTCGTTCAACGACGGCAACTCATTCGGCTACTGCCCGATGGACGTGATGGCAGCGCTCGAGCAGCGACAGTTCGATCCCGAGAACGACCGTTCGCAGCTGGATGACTCCGACGGTCCCGTCGACCTGGTCGCCGTCCTGTTCAGCGACATCGACACCTGCCGGCGCCTGGCGATGGGCGCTCCCAGCGAGGTGACCCAGGCCGTCGTCATGCGCAAGAGCCTGATCGAGCAGTTGGACCACCTCCGTTCACAGGTGATGCGGGCCGAAGGCGCGGCCGAGGTTGTCGACATGCTGCTTCGCTTCAAGATCAACGCCTGAGAGGAGGCGTGATGCCCAGACCTACCGAGAACGACCCGAACTACTGCGAGACCAGCCACGATCCGAGCACCTACCGCAGCGAGAACGGGTGGCTGCGCCATGAGCCGTGCAATCGCGTGCTCAAGCAGGTCGGCGCGCACCGCGTCCGATCGGCTACAACCCAGACGATGGACCGGCTGCGCGACTCGCTGGTCCTGTACGGCGTAAGGCCGTCAGGAGGAGGTGTGACCGAATGACCCGACCAGACCCGAGCGAGTTCGACCTGTCGCCCATCGAGCGACTGGCGATGGGACTCGCTGCCAACACCCTGTTCATCCAGCAGGGCTTCCCGATGGAGGTCCTGCGCAGCGAGTGGCGGAAGCTCGCTGAGTCGTTGGTCGAGGCACTCCACCTCGAGCTGCCCGACGACCTGTGCGTGACCGTCCGCGACCCGCTGCCGCGCAACGTCGTCGAGGTGATGGCTGGCGAGTCCACCGACACGCCGGACGACCTGGGCGATCTCGAAGACCTCTGGAACGGCTCATGAGCCACGCACACACGCTCGCTCGCCGCATGATGAGCCAGGGCAACCGCCAGAACGCCAACGTGCTTCCTGGCCAGATCAAGCGCGGCGACGACATCATCGGCGACGGCCCCTACCCGCACGACTTCACTCAGTTCGTCGGTCAGAACACCGCACGCATGCAGATCCTGACCGCCATCACGGCAGCAGCGAAGCGCGGCGAGGCGTTGCCGCACATGCTGCTCGCCAGCGGCCAGCCCGGCATCGGCAAGACGTCGCTGGGCAAGCTCACGGCGCACACGCTCAAGGTGGGCTACGCCGAGCTCGGTGGGGTCGTCACGGCCGAGAAGGCACGTCCGGTGCTTGAGGCCATGCAGGACCGCGACGTGCTGTTCCTGGACGAGATCCACCGCATGGTGGCGTCCGGCAAGAAGAACGCCGAGTGGCTGTTGCAGCTGCTCCAGGACGGCGTGCTCGTGCTGCCCGGTGGCACCGTCGAGATTCCGAAGATCACCGTCATCGGTGCGACCACGGATGCGCAGCTGCTGCCCGAGACCATCGTCGACAGGTTCCCGATCCAGCCAATCCTGGAGCCCTACACGGTCGAGGAAGCCGTGCAGATCGCTCATGTCACCGCCAGCCGGCTGCGGATGACCCTGGCCGAGCCGCAGTACCACCGGATCGCGGCCGCTGCCGACTACAACCCGCGCGTGATGGGACGGCTGCTGGCGACCGTTCGCGACATCCAGGACGCCGATCCCACCTGCGCCGATCCGGTCGCTCGAGCGCAGCACTGGACCGGATTCTCCGACGACGGCCTGACCAGACTGGCCCAGGACTACCTGATGCTGCTCTACGGCTACGGCGGCGTCGCGTCGCTGCCCACGATGCTCGCCGTCCTGGGCGAGAGCGTACTCAAGCACACCGAGCGCGACCTTGTGCAGCGCGGCTTCATCACCGTCACCAATCGTGGCCGTGAGCTGACCGGGCTGGGTCGCGAGCGCGCGGCGAAGCTCATGGACGAGAAGGAGGACTGATGGCCAGCACGAAGATCAAGTTCGACAACGGCAAGGTTGTGCCGATCGCGGAGTTCGAGCACGGCATGGCCAAGGAGTTGATCGAGACCCACGGTCACTTCGAGCAGCAGATCACGTTCTTCAAGGACGACGAGTTCCTCATCTCGTTGGTGCTCAACGGCAACATGCCCAAGGCATCCGAGGGCGTGGCGGCGCTGCTGGCCGACGCGACCGAGGCTGACGCCATCAGTTACTCGTCCGACACCTACATGGGCAACCCGGACAACGCTCCGATGACCCGCGCGCAGTACGACGAGATCGCACCGTTCCAAGCGTACTGGGAGGCAGGTAACGTCGGCGGACTGCTCACCGAAGCGATCACCACGACGGTCGTGCATCGCGACGGAGCGGCCGAACTGCACCTCACTCCCTATGAGTGGGTGGGCGAAGGGGACGACGAAACCATCGTCTGGAAGAAGACGCAGTCGGTCTACGACGCTGACGGCTCGCGGCTTCAAGGCGAGAAGGTGCGCGCTCTGCGCGAGGCCATGCGGGACGGCGGTCCGTTAACGCAGATGCTCGCGATCGTGCCGCCACAGGAGCGCGAGATCGCTCGAACGTCAGCGCTGACAGCGGCACTGACGACCATCGGTCAGTCCGGGCTCTGCGAGATGATGGCCGGCTCGCCGGACCTGATCGACCCGAAACTCATCACCAACAGGGACGCACCCGACGGGCTGACGGGTCTCATCGTCCAACTGCTGCGATACACCTACGGCGCACCGGGTCCATCCGCGCCCACCGACATCGTTGACCGATCGAAAGGAGCCTGACATGGGAACGCACACCGACGAAGCACTCTGGCGTAGCGAGCTCGAGAACGAGGTGGCCGAGCATGAGGCCACCAAGAAGGAACTGCGCGCGCTCAAGGAGGAGATCGCCGCCATCAGTGCGGACCGCGACCGCTTCCTCGGCGGGTTCAAGCTACCGACCCGGATGGTGTCGGTCGTCGACCTGTCCGAGGACGGCAAGGAGATGGTCGTCGGCTGGGACACCTGCGGCGTGTGCATCCACCACGTCTCGATCTGCCAGTGCCCGACCGGGCCGAGCGAGCCGAAGTACATCACCAAGTTCCGCACCGAGGGCAGGATTCCTGCGCAGCTCGGAGTGACGAGAACGCCCGTTCTCGGCCGCGATCCCGTGATCGAGCCCAGCACCGGCCCCATCTCCGACACAGGCGTTCCGGTACCTGGTGTACCTTCCGCCACCACATGCTCAGGCTGCGGCAAGTCCGTCAACCTGGACCCAACAATGGGCGACGCCGACCTGATGGATGACGGTCGAGCGTTGTGCTTCACATGCCAGGAGGCAAGCTGATGAAGGATGACAGACACCCCGCCGTGATCTCGGCGGACAAGGCCGTACGGATCGCGTCCGACAGCATGAAGGCGGTGGACCTGCGCACCGTGCCGATGGCGAAGAAGCTCGTGCACAAGGACATTCGTCTCCAGCTGGAGGAGATCAAGCGCCTGCTCCAGGAGGCTTGATGGCCCATCAGCAAGACCAAGCCCATCAAGTGATGATCACAGAAATGTCGAAATGAGTTTCATTTTTTTTCGAGGTTCCCGTTTTCGGGCATACCCGTTTTCGTTTTTTGCGCAATCCGCGAAGGAGGACCATGAAGCCTGAGGATGCAATCCAGGACCCAGCTCGCACTCCCGACACTCCCGACACGCGACAACGGTCGTTCTCGTGATGGACGACGTCTCGGACATGCTCGACGCGGTTCACATGCTCATCGGGTGCGACTGGGGCAGGAGGATCGCTTCGCCCACTGACAGTGCTCCGTGCAAGCAACAGGCCATCCAGCGCGTGGTCCTGCACGACGAGGGTGGCGCCGCCGAAGGCATGGTCCAGGTCTGCGAGAAGCACTGGCACGTGATCATGGAGGAAACGACTCCACACCGGGAGGACGCATGAGCGACATCGCCGGAGCGTGCAAGGTCTGCGGGGAGTGTCATGACTGACGACGAGCGGTGCGGCGAGATCCTGCACACAGGTCCAACGGGAGTGTGGTCGTGCCAGCGTCATCGTGGGCATGACGGCGCCTGTTTCGCACGGGGTGAGGTGTCGTCGTGACCAATGAACCAGCACCAGACGACGACGTGATCGTGACGGACGCGGACGGCCGTTTCATCCAGTGGAGGCGGTTCCCGTCATTGAGTGTCAGTTCGTGGTTCGGCGACATCGGGGCCGAGTGCTCCAAGGAGCGTCTGATGTCAGGCGAGATGGGCGTCCCGTTCGTTCCTGCGTACGTCCAGCGCATCGAAGTCTGGTCCGGTCCCTGGGTGCCAGCACCGTGACAACGCCCGTTCTCACCATCGAGCTCGTGCCGAAGACAGCATGGTTCTCGAACCTCCGCTCCGAGCTCACACCGAGTCAGTGGACCACCTGCAAGAACTTCGTCCGTAAGCGCTCCGGTGACCGCTGCGAAATCTGCGGTGGTCGCGGGCCGCGCTGGCCGGTGGAGTGCCACGAAATCTGGAACTACGTCGACGTGACGCGGGTCCAGCGGCTCGATGGTCTGATCGCGCTGTGTCCTGACTGCCACATGGTCAAGCACATCGGCATGGCCGAGGTCCGCGGGCTGATGCCAGAAGCCCTCATGCACCTGATGAAAGTCAACGAGTGGGACGAGGGGGACGCCTACCAGTACGTGGCCCTGTCCTTCCAGATCTGGGCCGAACGCTCGCGCTACGACTGGGATCTCGACATCTCGTGGCTGGAAGCCCATCTGCGCATCACCCCAGGGAGATGCACGTGACCGATCTAGCTTGGAAGGACGTCATGGACGCCGCGTTCCGGTACTGCGCGGTGACCTACCCGGAGTTCTCGACCGACGAGGTCTGGCTATCGGTCAAGAAGTTCTATCCCAGCATCGACACCGCCGAGCACAGGGCCATGGCTGGAGCCGTACGCCGTGCAGTGAGCGCGGGCATCATCAAGTTCAAGAACTGCCCGTCATGCGGCACCACAAAGGTGATGACCAAGAGCATCCGGCCCGAGGCGCACGGTCAGGACTCGGCCATCTACGTGTCGCGCATCTGGGTTCCAGGCGCGCCACAGATCATCATTCGGCGCCTGGGCGACAACGTCCCACCGCACGTGAGCCGCTAGCCCAACGACGCAGCTGGAACGCCGAGATCCCTGGGTGCTTCACCACTTCGAGCAGGATCGGCTGCCATAGACCCTTGTTGGAATGCGCGCGCTCGTGACATCTGGGCCAGTACATCCAGTGGACAGTGACGAGGTTCTCGACCACGTGGAGACCACCCTCCGAGCGATACTTCACGTGGTGCAGCGCGCCCTGCTCGCCAGTCCAGGAGCCACACATCCGGCAGGTGCCCTGATCCCTGTCCTCAACTTGTTCACGTACAGCCGGCGGGATCTCGAGCTGATTACTCACTGCTGCGAACGATCGTTGTCGTCCGGTGTGTCACCCACATCAACACTGAGCCCGACCATCTCGATCTCCAGCAGGGTGGAGTTGTTGATCTCCTGCATGAACCTGTTGATCTCCGACTCCAGGATGGGCGGCACCCGATGGTCGTGACGCACGCCAGGGGTCATGAACTCCTGGGCGACATGCCTCGTGATCGTCGGTGAGCCGGCGTCGATCATCCGCTCTGCTGCGTACGCCGTGGTCGGGCTCTCGTGCTTGTTGCCGCAGCCTGGGCACAGGTAGACGTACGAGTAGTAGCCGTGCGACCAGCAGCACACCACCGAGACCTGCTCGGCGTGGTAGTCGTACTGCACCCGGCACGTACGGCAGATGATCCGCACGATCGTCTCGTGACTACCGCCGCAGTCGCACATGGTCACTCCTCTGGGTCGTCACCCTCATCATCGGCACGTGACCCTCGCGGCTGGTATGCCGGTGACCCGTGGAAATCTTCGAGCGCGTCGACCAGCAGGGCGTTGATGGCCTCGTAGAGGTCGTCGAACTCGTCGCCGTAGTCCTTGCCGCCCTGACCACGGTTGATGGCGATCTGATGCGTCTGGGACACGAGGCCCCGGTTCCTGACGTCCTCGGTGGCGTGCATGTAGGTGATGACCACCGTCTGCGCGTCCTCCGACAAGGTGATGCTGCCGACTTCGTACTGGTTCTGGAGCCGCCAGCGAGCTCGAGCGGCGGCCCGTGCCTGCGAACGAGCGTTCGCGGCTTCCGTGGCAGCCAGCTCGAGCTCGCTGGGTGTTGGTGGCTGGGTCATTGGGTCACGGAGTCACGTGCTGACGCCAGACGCCGTCGTCCTTCGGGTCAGACGGGTCGTACGGGCAGCGCTCAGCCTCGATCGGCTTGAGGTAGTGCACCCGGATCGTGTCGCCGTTCTTGTCCGCCTCGAAGCCGACCTTCACCACGCGGTACTCGCCGATCACTCGCACCCGGTCGTCCATGCTCAGCACGATCTGGTCGGCCGGCAGGACGTAGGTGCCCTGGATCTTGGTGACCGCCTGCGCGACCTGAATGCCCTCGAACCTGGGCACGGCCGGCATCGGCTGGGCAGCCAACGAAGCAGCTGGTGCCGGTGTTGATCCAGTTGGCGTGCTGATGGCGAGAACAGGCGTTGTCACCGGCACCTGGACATCCTCGAGGTCTTCCTGGGGAACTGCGAACGGGTCAGCCAACACGGTCATGCGGTCTTCCTTCCTCTTGCTCTAGACGACGCGAGTGCCCGGAATGAGCACGTGCTCGTGGGTGGGCTTGAACGGGTGAGTCCGGTAGCAGTGCTGACACATCCACCAGGTGCAGGCACCGCCCAGGCGGTAGCGAATCTTGATCTCTGCCTCGACGACGAGTTTGACGTACAGCGGACAGCACGGCCGAGGACGCCTGTTCTCAGCCTCTTGACCATAGGGCTGCCCGGTCCGGCAGTGCGAACACAGGCCGTCGGTCGTCTTCTCCTGGCATGAGTCCATGTAGCGCCAGCCGCACTGAGTACAGCCGTGCGCGTGCTGGGGGATCTTGGCGCCCTCCAGCTTGGGCAGTGCCGAGAACGAGGTCCGCCTAGCCATCGACGGTGTCCCAGTCGAAGTCTTCGACCTCGAGCGGCTCGTTGGCGGTGGCGCGAACGAGCGTTGTCGGCTGAACATCCACGAGTTCGAGCTGGTGCACGAGCTTCTCGGCTCGATCCCATCTGACCCGGCCGTCGATGACCGGCGCGATGACTAGGGCCACGGCCAGAGCCCGACCATCTCGAGGTCGTGCTTGCAGCCGCCGCAGAGCATGAAGTCATCGGTGACCGTTGGTGCATCCAGGTGTGGCACTGGGACGAGCGAGCAGTCGAAGCCTGTCCGTCCACAGGACTCACACGTCAGTGTGGAGATAGGACCGAGGTCAGAAACCGTTGCGGTCATTGAACACTCGTGATCTTGGATCATGCCCTGATCCGCGGGTTGGAAGGCGTACTCCGTGCAGTCAGCCGCCCAGAGGGTTTCGGAGTCCACGACCTCGCCGAACAGGCGACACACGGTCACCCCGTCCGTGCAGAAACCGGCATGCGAACAGGTGAAGCACGACCTGGCGAGCGGGAAGGGCACGACTACTCCCATGACTTGCTCCACTCTGCGAGCACTTCCCAGCGGTAGTCGCCCCGCGCTCGCAGCAGTCGTCCGATCCACTCGTTCATCTCGGGACGCATCGCGTTGCGCTCCTCGACCACCGCATCTGTGATCTGCTGCTCGACGTCGGTGGGCAGGTGCTCGGCGCGCTTGGCCTTCTTGGCCCGGTCGAGGTAGGCAAAGACACCAGCTGGTCGCTGGATGAGCTTGTGGTTCTTGGCGCAGTAGTCGACGGCCAGCACGAACTCAGCGTTGGTGATCCCGCGCGCCTTCATGATCTTGGCGAGGATGCTGGCGTCGAGGTTCCACGCACGCGAGCCCGGCTTGGAGTCCGCATAGCCCAGCTTCGAGTGGCCATACGCGTACAACTGCGTGCGGGTCCAGCTGCCAACGTCCGTTGTCGTCCCGGCCCGGCTGGTCATGCCGGTCATGCCGTCGCCGGCACCAGGGTCAGTTGGTGTGTTCGGCCGGCATTGGCGATGCGCATGGACCGGACCGAGTTGTAGGACTCACCCCGCCACAGCATGCGGTTCTCCTCCTCGACGAGCTTCGCCGCGCCGGGGAACTGCCGAGGGTCGAGCATCACGAGGGACGCGCTGGAGAACACCAGGCTGGTCTGCCTGCCCTTGGCGCCCTTGCGGTTCTTGAGGACGCCGCAGTTGACCACCGCACTGGGCATGTCCCGCTGGTTCACGGTGCCGTCGAGCAGCGCGTCCGTCGGGCGGTAGAGCGACAGCAGGAAGTCGGCAGTCTCCTCGATCGCACCGGAGTCACGAGCGTCGTCAGCGTCGATAGGCCGGCCGTCCTGCGCGGAGCGGTTCACCTGGGCTGGACAGAGGATCGCCAGGTCGCTGGACTTCGCCTCGGCCTTCACCGCCATCACGGCGTTGGTGACCTTCTCGTACTGGCCGGTGCCCTTGCAGCCCTTGGCGTAGTAGCCCAGGTAGTCCAGGTGGCACAGCTGCGGCCGGAAGCCCTGCTCGGCTTCGTACTCCGCTGCGAGCGCGGCGATGTCGCCTTCCTTGAGCCGGTTTTCGTCCACGATCATCACGCGCCGGTAGGCGTGGTCGACCTCCGCATCGGTGGCAAGCGGGTTCCAGAACAGATAGATGCGACGTAAACGCTCGTAAACCTGAGAAGCCATCATCTCCAGCGTCAGGATCATCTGCGGCGTCTCGCGCGAGTAGTACGCGACGTTCGCGATGAAGTTCGTCTTGCCGGTGCCGGTCTTGGCCAGCGGCACGCACAGCTCGCCAGGTTCGAGCCCCGGGGCGATCCACGCGTCCAGCTCTGCGAAGCCGGTCTTGATGCCCGAGCCATCCACCTGTCGACGTCGCCACTTCGCTCCTGCGTCAGCGACCGTCCACAGTCGCCGACCCGACGCCGTCGACAGCAGTTCCATGACGTCCGACAGGTTGTGCTTGCGAGTCGTCAGGTACTCGGTCCAGTCGCACTTGGGCAGGTCGTCTGGGAGGTTCACGATCCGGGCCTTCGAGCCAAGCATCTCCTTGAGCTTGATGGCGCCACGCTTGCCGGGATCGTCGGGGTCCAAGGCGATGTAGACGCGCTTGGCCTCCGAGAACATGTGCTCCATGCCGGTAGGGAAACTTTCGGCGCCGGGCAGTCCGACGACAGCGGTCGCTCTCGCCCGTGGGTCGGAACTCAGCTCGAGGGTCTGCTGGAGGATCAGGCAGTCGAACTCGCCCTCGGTGATGATGACGTCCTCGGCGCCGGCCAGCGCGTCGGAGTTGAACAGCCGCACCGGATGCCCGGATGGCGTGAAGTACTTGGCCTTCGGGTCCTTCGCCCGCAGCTGCACGTACGAGCCACGCTGCGGATAGGGGATGACGATCTTCCCGGCGAAGAACTCACGAGTCGCTCCGCCTTGCAGTTCCTGGATGAGACCGGCGGCGACAACGTCCGCTCTCGCGTGCTCGCTCGCTCCGTCCTTCGACAGGTTGTCCTTCGACAGGTTGTCCTTCGACAGGTTGTCCTTCGACAGGTTGCTTGAGAGCTTCCAGCCCAGTGGCACGTAGCCCAGCTTGTAGCGCTCGATCGTCCGCGCGGTCAGCCCACGCGCGAAGAAGTAGGCCAGCATGTCGTCGTTGTTGACGAGCATCTCGTGCGCGACCTCGACTGCCGCCTCCAACACCTTGCGCACCTTCATCGGGTCCTGGCCCGGCAGGTAGGTGAGAGCGCGGTCGTCCTGGTCACCGTAGTGCTTGAGCAACGTGATGCGGTTTCCCCTTGTGCCGCAACGCTTGCAGTCATATAGCCAGGTCTCAGTGTTGAGGTAAAGCTTGCCCTTCCCACGGGGATCTCCGTCCGGGCAGAACGGGCAATGGACAGTGACCTCGGCCCCGTTGGCCCGGTTGACTGCGAGCCCTTTGCTTGACAGGTATGCACTCAGGTCTTCTGTTGCCGTGTCCATAGGTTCAACTCCTGCTACATTTCGAGTCGGTTCGCTGCTGGCGGGAGCGGGGCCTGACACCGGGGAAGGGTCAGGCCCCGCTTTCGTCGTCTAAAACGGCGGCTCCGATGAGAACGCTGCGGCTGAGCCGGCCGGCGGCAGGACATCGAGCACCGTCTCGCGGTACCAGAAGCCATCACCGTTCTTGCGCGGCTGGGGCTCCTCGTGCTTGACCGTGATCCGACATGGCAGTCCGATCACCGAGTCGGAGTCGAACGGCTGCCCGATGAAGACCTCCTTGCCGGTGAGCGACTCGACCCACGGGCGGCACGGCGGGAACAGCCCGGCCTGCTGGAGCAGCATGTTCAGCTCGGGCTCGGTTGACCCCTTGACGACGTCACCGGCGTGCTGGCCGCTGGTGATCTCGAAGCTCCACTCCCACTTCGAGGTGACGCGCGGCTGGCCGATCTTCGGCCCCTGCTTGTAGACGCCCTGGAAGTCGAGCTGCTCGACCTTGATCAGACGAGCGTCGTAGAGGGTGTCCTGTTCGTGCGGATAGAGCTTCGCGTCTCGTGCGACTGACTGGACCATCTGGTGTTCCTTCCGGGTTCCTGGAGGTGGTTACTTGCTGGCCCTGTGCGCGGCAAAGCACGCCTCACACAGGTTGGTGCGGGTGCGAAGCTGAGCGATCTCGACGACGTCCGGGTTCTCCGTGCCGCCCTGCTTCGTGGTGACGATCTGCTGCCCGCAGCCGGTCACCTGTCCAGGACCACTTCCGTCAGGCCATGCGGTGCCGCAGAAGACTGCGTCCACCGCCTGTGCCACTGGGTCTGGAGCACTGGCCACCTCCGTGGGAGGTGCTTCGACAGGTGCGGTCGGCGTGATGACCTCGCCACCGATGCCCGCCTGGACGTTCTCGACGGCCTGTTCCAGCGTCACCGCAGGGACATCTGCCGCAACCGGGGCGGTAGCGACCGGCTCGGCCACCGGCGCTACATCCGCGACAGATTCTTGAGCCGGGGCGGTTGCCACCTCAGGTGCCGGGGCAGCGGTGACGGGCGGCGTCGGAGCGGGACTGGGCTCGGGCGTCGCAGGTACGACGGCCGGAGCTGCCGCTTCGGCGACCGCGCCAACTGGTGCCGGCGTTGCTGGTGCGGCAGCCGGCGGCCGCTTGGCGGCCGGCGGGATGCTGCTGCGAACGACCGGTGTCGGCTGTACGGGCTGTACGGCAGCACCCGCCGGCGGAGCCGACGCAGCCTTGGTGTTGCTGGCGGGCGGCGTGATCGCGGTGTTACCTACCGGTCCGCCAGTCTTGGGTGCGACCGGAGCAGCGTCGCCCAGTACCTCGTCGGTCTCCAGGGTGAGCACATGCTGGCTCTCCTGGAGCTTGTCAGCGCCACTGACGACGTGGCCGAACAGGTTGGCGTAGTCGTCGTCGGTGAAGTTGACGGCGGTCCACTTCGGCAGCTGACCCGAGCGGTCCTTGAGCATGGGCTTGCTGGGATCGGACCACCACTGGATGCCTCGACGCAGAACGCGCTCGCCCTCGTGCGCCTCGTAGTACGTGCCCATGTAGCCGACGAGGTCGAACTCGGCGCTGATCTGGTCCTTGAGGTCACCCTTGAGCTTCGGCCCCATCACCGCGATCTTGGCGTCGTCGTCACCGATCTGCGTGTCCTTGATGTGCAGGTTCACGACGATGTTCATGTCGAGCTGGTGGAGCTTGGCGATGAACTGGGTCATCTTGCCGTCGAGGTACCCCCAGTCCTGCCAGCCGGAGAACGCTGCCTTGTTCTCGGCGTCCAGCCGCTCCTGCATCACGATGCGCTGGTAGGCGTCCAGCGTGTCGATGACGAGCGTCTGAAACTGCCTCTGCTGCAAGGGCTTCTTGCACTCCAGCCACAGCATCTTGAGCAGCGCGTCCATCTCGGACGTGTTCTTGATCTCCGCGTAGGGGACGCTGCGATCGGCCAGGGACATCCGGCCCTTCTCGCAGTCCGCGAAGACCGGCTTCGGCCAGAAGCTGGCTGAACGGGTCTTGCCGACACCCGGTGCGCCCATGATCAGCGCTTTCATGAAGGCGTTGCCACCTTGCAGGAAGTCCTCGACTCCCGTTGTCCTGATTGTCAATACCACCTGGATCACTCCATCTCGTTGCGGCTCGTTGGGTCAGCTCGTCAGTGCTCGCAGGCTCCCGCCTTCCATCACCGGACCGCCTTGTAGTCACCGACGTCAGCGAGACCGACGCCCGCACAGGTGGTCGAGAACGCGCAGTACTGGCAGTGCTCCCCGCTGATCGACAGCGGAAAGACGTCGTAGATGTGGGCTTTCACGTACTCGCGGCAGGCCAGGATCATCCGGTCGTAGTCGGTCTGCACCCGTTCGCCGCAGTCGACCCGCTTCACGAGCTTCATGTCGATCCAGGTCCCACGGCGTGGCCAGTCGGCGTACGTGCGCCAACGGTCGTCCGCATCGGGGAACGGGTCCCAGAACTCGCGCTGGGTGGTGGCCCAGCAGTAGACCGTCCACTGGATCGCGTGCCGCAGGAACGTCGGACGGCGCCCGGTCTTATAGTCCTCGATCGAGACGTAGGGCTGACGCGCCTTGCGACGCAGGCACAGCCGGTCCATCGTCCCGGTCAGGTGGTGCACACCCAGGTCGCCCAGGTCGATCGGCAGCCGGAACGGCATCTCGAGGGCGAGCAGCAGCCCGTTGTCGGTGCGCAGCTGGTCGTAGTACAGGTCCAGCCGCTCGAGACCCTGGGCGCGCATCGTGCCATAGGAGTCGTTGACGAGCCAGCGGTCCACGGCCTTCGTGCCGGGCAGCTCCTCGACGTGGTCGGGGTGCCAGTAGTAGGCCAGAGACGCCCGCGCCACGGACAGAGCAGCGGGGTTCCCGTTGAAGTGCTCGGTCTCCATCACCTGGAGCGCGTGGTGGACAACAGTTCCATAAACCGTGCGGCTCAGCGACTCGGGCTGAGGTCCAATCCCTTGCGCTGCAAGGTCATACAGCTTCTTCTGCTGTGCACAACGGCTGTACGCGTTGAGCGAACTCTGTCGTATATCCATGCCTGTGCCGATCCCGGCGACGACCAGCGCGAGATGAACTCGTGAGCTGATCGCCGTGGGTCTACGCGTTTCGCGTAGCGGCACGCAGCAGGCTTCGCCTGGACTGCGCTGGTCGTCACCGACCTAGTGGTTCGCGGGGTGCTCGTGAAGCTGGTGAAGCAAAGTGAGCCTCGCCGAGTCCGGGGGGTGGACCCGGCGAGGAAGTCGGACGCTAGACGGTGGGTCTGACAGATCGCAAGGCCGGTCAGCCGAGGACGGTCGCTGTCACGATGTCTGCCCAGGTCACAGGCGCAGGAATGACTCGTGCGACCCGCCAGCCCAGCGCACTTGCGCGTACTCGCCGACCTTGCGTGGGATGTTGATCAGCAGTGTGCCGCCGGCCTTCTCGATCTTGGATGCTTCGAGTGCCTGGCGCAGATAGAACATCGACTCCACCGACATCGTGTCGAGTAGTTCGGCAAGGTCGCGCGCGAGCTGTTCGCGCCCGGGGGCTGGAGGCACCCGGTGAACATAGCGAATCTGTCAGACAAATCTGTGACCCAGGCCACTATCCCCCGGTCGTCCCCACCGCATCCACAGGCACCCCAGTCCAGTCAGGCAGCCGGAGGCGCGTTGCCGCTTCCGACCGGCGAGTCGCTCGTGCCCTGACCGACACCTGCGGGGATGAGCCTCTGGATCAAGCCCTGCGCGCCGGTGATCTGGAACTGGGAGAGAAAGCCCATGTGAGCGACCACCGACAGCGCAGCGATCTGCGCGAACGACAATAGGAAGTTCCTGACCGTCAGATGTGTGACGCTGGCGTTGGTGGCAGCTGACCCGAGGGCCGACAGCACCAGGACCAGAATCGACTTCACCCAACTGGCCGAGCGCACATGCGCCACCAGGGCCACCAGCATGGGCACCACCAGTGAGGCCACAAGGCCCCAGAGCAGCGTCTCCGTCGAGAGGGTGTTCATCTCACATCCCCAGTGCGGAGTAGGTCTGCGGACCCACCACGCCGTCTACCGACAGATGGTGATTGGACTGGAAGGTCTCGACATGCGCCTTCGTGATCGGACCGAAGTCTCCGTCCGCGGTGCAGCCGGTCTTGGTCTGGACGCTCTTGATGAGGGGAATCGTCTGGGACGTCTCGGGGCAGCCCTCGTAGAGCAGCGGATAGGTCGGGTGGTTGCTCGGCGGGGCCGGCGGGGTGGGCGAGTGTGTGACCGGAGGCGACGCAACAGGCGACGTGAACAGTCGGGTCCAGGCGATCGAGCCCAGGATGGTGGCATCGCCTGCGGTTTCGGAGTCGTAGCTGACGATGCCACCCGACGGGTCGCTCTGGTTGCCGCCGATCAGGTCCAGGGTGTTGCCCTGCTTGCCCAGCATGATCTGCATGTGCGTCTGGTTCGCGTCGAACCCAGGCTGGCCGATCTGCTTGCCGGTCCAGGTGCGGCAGATGACGTCGCCGGCCACGGCCTCGGTGCTGGGACGGGCGTAGCCGTGCTGCTCAGCCCACTGGTAGACCTCGACGACGCTGGCGCTCTTGACCGGCAGGGCGATGCCCGAGTCGGTGTACATGCACCACGCGAAGATCGAGCACCACGCCACGCCGTTCCAGCCGAACTGGACGCCGTACGGGGTGTCGTTGGAGTTGGGCGGGTTCTCCTTGACGCCGATCTGGGATCGGCAGTGCGCGATGAACTGCGCGACGGTCTGGCTCATGAGCTCTCCTTCTGCGGGTGCGCGAGAACGGTCGTCCTCACATGCGGGCGCCTTCGTTATATAGGACCTGAGCCTGCTTGATGTAGATCGAGCAGTTGATGATCGGCGGCGTCGAACTGATGGCGGTCTGGAGATCGCCGGCCAACACCGTGAGGTGGTAGCCGATCATCGCCTGGTACTCCTGCTTCCAGAGAGTGATCTGCACCTGCGTCGCCTGGTTGCGGGTGACGCAGCTGTCTCGAGCTGCCAGCACGCGCGCGTAGTCGCTGTCGAGTTCATGCATCTGCGCGACCTTGGTGGCATGCGCATCGGAGGCGTTGCGGTGCACCTGGTAAACGAGACCGAGCGCAAAGACGATCACCACGAAGGCGCTGGCCAGGAACCGTTTGCGCGCCGACTTCTTCGTCAAGGTCTCCACAGCCAACTGCTCTAGCTTCTCGACCCCGGTGCGTTGACTCTGCTCGAGAGTGTCGGTCTTCTTCGTGAGAGCGAGTGTTCTCGTCTGGAGCTCACCCTGGTCAATCAACGCCTTGCTCAGGGTCGCCACCATGTCGGTGAGCTTCTGAGTGCTGGCGTCGAGGGAGCCGAGATCGTCAGGGTGATCCGTCGGGATCTGGCGCCTGGGCGGCGTCTTGGGCGGCGGGTTCTTGGGCGTGAGCATCTGCGTCCTCCTGGTTGTTGTCTCGACCCGCAACCTGCACGAACTGCTGGAGTTCACCGATGTGAGCCTCAAGGGCTCCCAGGAGATGCTCTGCCTCGACGATCAGTCGCAGTGACTCGACGGACATCCGGTGCGCTTCCTCGTCCCGTGCCACCGCTACATCCCATGCGACAGGCCACGACGACGGAGTTCCTCCAGGTAGTCCTTGGCGATCTCCGTCACCTGGACCAGAGCCGGGATGTAGCGCTCTTGCATCTGCTTCTGGAGCTCAGCCTGCGCGGTCTTGAGTTCCAGCAGGTCACCGCGTAGGTCCGCGATCTGCTGGTCCTTGAGCAGCAGCACAGCCGCTTGCGCGGCGGCGTCCCGGTCGCTAACCCAGCGCGGGATCAGGAACTTGTGGGTGCCCACCACGTCGATGAGCAACAGGCCAACAAGCCCGTACTGGAGCAGCTGCACGCCGAGGTCGACGTACGAGTTGCCCGTCGTGCCGCTTGAAGGGTCACCCAGAACGATTGCCCAAAGGGCGGTCGTGTCGAGCATGGCCACCCTCCTCGGTCATCACGAACGACCGTCATCGTCGTCATCGTCACACGTACGTCCGTGAAGCACTGCTATGCGAATGAGCCAGTCAGGATGTAGTTGTCGCCGCCCGAGGCGAGCTGGCGCAGGAACACCGACTCCCACTGGGCAGTGATCGTGTGGCTCGCCGAGTCGACGCCGTTGATCGTGACGCCGGCTGCGGCCGTGATGGTGACAGCACCCGTTCCCGTCTGGTCGAACTGGCAGTGGAAGATCCCGTAGGAACTGGGAACGCCGGTCGGCAGCGTGAAGGTGCTGGGGGACGACGACGACACGTCCACAACCTGACCACCGTAGGTCGAGTCCATCGTCACGGTCCCGGACTCGGGCAGCACGGAGGCGAACGGCGACGTCGGGAACAGCGCGTCCCCACTGGAGGACCAGTCGTCGCTCGTCTTAGGTCCGTGCAGGAAAGGCGGCGTCGAGCCGAAGTCGATGAACCAGTCGCCGTTCTGTCCGATGGAGTTGTCGGGGTTGGCACCCGAAGACAGGCTTCCGGCGAAAACAGTGCCGGTCCCGCTGGTGATCTCTCCGCTGGTAGGCCACGTCGACCCGGTCTTCGGCCCGTAGAGCTGGAATGCGCCCGGCGTTGTGACGTCGAGGAAGTAATCACCGGCGTTCCCGATGTCACTGGGCGGGTAGGCCGCACCGGTATCGACCGGACCGAGAAGCTCAAACGGGACCGTGGCCGCTGCTGCGGCGCCAGGTGAATGGCTGCCAGCTCCGCTGTTGATGAACAACGCCTCCGGAAGCGGAGACACGAGCAGCCCATGCACGCCCTCGATGGCGTTGGTGACCTCGACCGGGCTGGTGGCAGCACCCGTCTGATAGAAGTGCACGGCCCAGGTGCCGGGCTCCGACGCGCCGTAGAAAGCCTCGTCGGGCGTCCCGGCGGGAAGGTTGACGGGCGTGGAGAACGTGCCGGTGAGCTTGCCTTCGCCGGTCACAGCGGGTGCGGCACCGGACGGGTAGAAGTTGGTGCCGAACAACGCGCCGATCTCAGCCACCACCGTCGCGCTCGTGGCGTTCCACCACGAAATGCTGTCAACGGTCATGGCACCCGTGAGGGTGAAGGGCTGGTGCATCTCGTTCGCGTAGCCGCCCGCGAAGCTCAGGCCCGCAGGCGCGTCCGGGTTGTCGGTGTAGGCGCTGATGTCGTTGAGCGCCGTCGTGCCGACGATCAGATTGCCGTTGCCCGTACCGCCGCCACCACCGCCACCGCCGGCGGGTGTGATGTCTACCCAAGCGCCCGAGCGCACGACGTGCAGATGGCCGTCGTTGGTGAACAGGGCGTAGCCGTCAGGCAGGCCCGTGACACTGGGAGGAGACGACAGGGAGTCGTCCTCATAGAGGAACTGGCGAGTGGTCATGGGTCGTCTCCTCAGACGGTCGTCAGCAGCAGGGCGCCGCTTGTATCGAGGGTCAGGTCGTAACTGCCGGTCGGCGTCACCAATCGAGGTCCGGTCCCTGCGGTGTAGACCTGGTCCCGAGTGGCATCGACAGTCGCACCATTGGTCGTGACCAACGTGCCACCTTCCTCGACGGTCAAGCGCCAGACGTCGGTGCTGGTGTCGAAGCACGGTCCCGACCCGATGGGGTACGGCGTGCCGAAGATGCCGTACGTCGTGTCGCCAGGACTGATGGCGATGAGCGAGCCGGCCGAGTTCACGTCCACCCGGTAGGGCGTGCCGTCACTGGCGAGCAGGATCGGGTTCTCGACGTAGCCGCCGGCCGCACCGCCGCCACCTCCACCGCCTCCACCGACGACACCGAAGCTGGCGATCGTCTGGCTGGCGTACGGCGGCTGGCCGGTCAGCGTGGCAGCGCCGACGTCGGTGTAGGTGGTGACGATGCCACCGCCGCCTCCCGAGACCGTCTGGGTGACCGTGGCGACAAGGGCCGGGCTGGTGAAGGTGTCGTCTCCGATGGAGCGGTAGAGCTTCCAGCCCGGAAGCGTGCCGACCAGGCTGGCGTCAGCACTGGCGATGTCGATCGTCGTGGAGTAGGTGCCGGGCAGGCTCACGCCGGAGGTCGGCAGCGCCTGCGTCGGGTCATAGTTGATGTCGCTGGGATAGACCGCACCCGTGTCGTTGAAGACGGTGCCGGCCACGATCTGGTGGACCTTGTAGCCAGCGACGTCGGCGGGTCCCTGCCGGTAGACGTTGTAGGTGCCGCTCTCCGACGCGGTGACCGTGACGGAGCTCTGACCCGCTTGGAGGGTGATGCTCGCACTCGCGGAGATGTCGCTCTCGACACCGGCGGTGACCTGGGTCAGCCAGTAGGTGTAGTTGCCCAGGACCAGGTTTCCACCCGTACCGCCAGTCACCGCCGGCAGCGCGGGACCTGCCGCGATGTCAGGCGTCGACAGGTTCAGCGTGGCCGAGCGCCCCGTCTCCAAGCCGTTCTGGTCGAGGTACGTGACGCAGTAGTAGAGCTGGAGACCGGGCGCGAAGCTGCCGCCCGTGTCGACGACAGCGCCCGTTGGCGGCCCGGACGGGTTGGCCAGCGGCCCGTGCGTCTCGTGGGTGTGCGCCTCGAAGGCCGTGAACAGCTTGTCCACGGCGTCGATGTCGATGTTGGCGAACTTGTAGCCATCGTCCTGGATGCTGCCGCCGACCAAACCGCCGAACTTGTTGAAGCCGAAGCGGCTCGTGAACGTGCTCATGCGTTACCTCCTCCAGAGACGTCCTGCGGCACCGGGTTGTAGCTCAGACCCTCGAAGACGATGTGATGCTCGATCGTCGTGATGTAACTGGTGGGCGAAGGTACGTTAACCCCGAAGTCAGCATGGGAGCCTGCCTGGCCAGTCAGTGAACTCACGAAGATCAGGACGTTGGCACCCGTGTAGACAGTGTTGCCCTGGCCGTCAGTCTTCGTGACCCACGAGCGCACGCCGACAGAAACGATGATGCCGCGCAGGAAGCGACGAAGCGCCCACTCGAGCCCACCCGGGGTAGGGCCGTCAGACTCGCCGCTGTTGTAGTAGGTAACCCCGTATTCGCCAGCCAGTAGGATCGTCGTCAAGTTGACAGTGTCTGCGACGTCGGGCGAGACGGGAATGCTGGGGTCGTAGCCCGACAGCAGCACGTAGCCGGTGTTGACGATGGGTCGTTCGTTGAGGAACGGCGTGTCGAAGGTGACCGGCGTGACGATGTTGCCCGAGCCGCGAGTCGCGATGACAGCCGACTGCCGGGTGGTCTTCGCCGCGTTGAACAGCGACCGCGCGACGTAGGCGCCGTGCTGCTGGAGTGCGGTCAGCGTGTCGGTCATGTGCTTCCGTTCTCCGCATAGGCGGGTGCCTGGCCGAGCGTCTTGAGGTACTCCTGGGTGTCCTGCGACAGCAGCGTGAAGTCGAAGGCCCAGTAGTCGATGGGCTGGTTGCCGAGCCAGTTGGTGGTGAGCGTGTAGTTGTACACGCCCGTGCCGAGGTCGATCGCACTGACGATCCCGGAGATGTAGTGCCGGTAGTACTCGCCGGTGATCTGCTCCTTGATCAGCACCTGGTCGTCGATCTGGAGACGCGGGTAGCCGGGGATGATCACCTGGTCGGTGCGGAACGTGAACATCTGCTGGAGCGCCACCAGCTCGGCCATGATCCGGCACTCCTTCGCGGAGGCGAACCGATAGTCCGAGTAGACGCCGATGCGGATCTGACCGTCGGGGTTCGGGTTGAAGCCAGCCACCACCGCGCCGTAGGAACCGTTTGCCGTACTGACGGCGACCCGCTCACGGACGTTCTGGGAGTTCAGCGTCACGAACAGCGACTGGAGCTGCTTGGTCTCGTCGATGAGGACGGTGTCGTGCGTCCTGGGTGCCGCGCCGCCGACGCGGTCCTCGTCGAGTTCGTAGTAGTTGCCGGTCGTGTAGTAGTTCGGCAGCCGCCAGACGACGCCGCCGAGGTCTCCGATGAAGAAGACGAAGCCGATCATGTCCTGGATGTACGCGACCGCGTCGGCCATCGTGATGTGGTCCCAGATGTCAGCGGTGAGACTGACGAGACCGACCGTTCCCGTCTGCGCGAGGTCACCCCAGACGCGACCCTCCTTGAGGGCGGAGTCGTTGCTTGGTGCGTTCTGTGTCTGCGTGGTGCCGTCGGAGTTGACAAAGCTCGCATCGGTGCGCGGCCAGTAGAAGCCCGACCACAGGCTGAACAGCTTGATCAAATCGGTGAAGTCCGCATAGTTGCCGAGCCGCTTGGCAGGCGACAGGGTGATCTTCTTCTCCCCGATCACCTGCGAGTACTTGGCGCTCAGCGTCCTGATGCCGGCACGGTGCACGTACGGCCCGAGTCCGAAGTCCTGGAGGTTGGTCAGGCAGCAGCGGATCTTCGTGGCGCCCTTGATGGGCGAGAACGTGAACGTGGTGGGTGCGTCGGCGTTGGTCGAACCCGCTGTGACGTAAGGGATGTTCGAGCCGTTGGGACCGGAGATCGGGTCGTCCGGGTTGTAGGGCACGACGTTCGCGCCCTGCCATGCACCATCCGCATAAACCGAGATGTATGCCGTGTATGGCCCCTTCACGACGTCCACGGTGACGGCGCTGACCTCGCCGGCGGGCATGTCGCCTTCGACGTACTCGAACGAGTAGTCGGCGTTGGGTGCGGCGTTGCCGACCGACAACCAGTAGGTGCTGCGATCGGAGTCGAAGGCGTCGGCCAGACGGTGTCCGTACTCCGGTGCGTCGCCGTTGTGCACGAGGTTGCTGGAGTGGTCGGGCGTGAGGGTTCCGGACGCGGACTGGGTGACCGGCTGGAGCGCGGTGATGGCCGGCACGTTCTGGAAGGCGTCGAACGACAGCGGGTACCAGTTGGCCGGCACATTCGGGAACACCGTGATCGTGTCGACGAACAGCCGGCCGAGGTCCCGACCTGTCACCACGATGGTGCCGTCCGTGCCGTAGACGACCTGGTCGATCAGCCAGATGCCGGTCTGCACCAGGTTCGCGTCCGCCTCGGGAGCTACGCTCGGGTCGACGCCGAAGCCCTCGTACGACTTGATGATCGTGTCTGGGATAAGCAGCGACTGCCACGGGCTGGCGGTGTTACGAGCTCGAGGTGGCAGCACCTTGTTGTAGCCCACGTTGGTCGACGGCTTGCTCGCCGACAGCGGCGTGTAGTTCGGCGTATAGGCGCCCTGCTGCATCCCCGTCTCGAGACGCCCGAGCGACAGCAGCTGCGCCGCGACACCGGGCGGGTACGCCTTCACGTTGATGAGGTTCAGCTGGAAGGTGCCGGCTGCCTGGCCGGTGCTCTTGGTCCACGTCCACTGCTGCACATTGGGGAGCTCGATCGGCTCCTGCGTCTGGCCGAAGATCGCTGAGCGGTAGACGTTGCCGGGGACCGCCGTCTCCTTCATGGTCCAGGCACCGACGGTGATGCGCACCATCGGACGCTGGGCGCCGACAAAGGCACCCGAGTTCCAGATGGCATCCATCCGGGGCGGGACGTTTCTCATGACGAGCTCCTCACACGCCACCATCCGGTCCGCCGAGGATGAGCACCTTGGCGGTGTAGGTGTGCTTGTTCGGGTACTGGCTCGAGCCGGCGGCGATGGCCTGGAAGTCCTCCCAGTAGACGGTCCAGATGCGGCCGAAGTGATCGGTGATTGTGGTGATGGCGGTCTTCGCTCGCCAGGTGAGCATCGCGTTGAGGTGATCCTCGGTGAAGATCGTTCCCTGGAAGGTCATCTCCTGCGGCGGCGTCGCGCCCTCGAAAACCAGCGATTGGCCGCCAACGGCCGTTGTCGTCTTCGTGGTGATCGCTCGAGGCGCCGAGTAGGGACTCGTCATCTGGTTCGGGTTGATCGGCACCGTGTAGGTGGCCGGATCGGCACCGGGTGTCGGGTCGGTGAAGACCCAACGCAGAAGTCCTACATGAAAGGGCATGTCAGGAGACCGTGACCTTCCTGGTCGTCACGCCGCGCGTCGACAGCGGCTGCTGGCCCAGCGTCTGGCTGATGATCTGCTTCACCGCGTTGGTGTCGGCGCCGTTGATGGAGAAGTAGACGTTCTGCACGTTGGTCGAGGCGCCCAGGCCGGCGCTTGGATTGGCCTCTTGGACACGAGCGTCGTAGACCGTGGGCACCTTGATGTTGCCCAGGTTGAACTGGCCGGAGTACTGCTGGCTTACCGACAGGATGTCGCCGTTGACGGTGTTCAGGTCGTCGATGAGCTGCTGGTAGCCCTCGCTGCCCTTCTTGGTCGCGGCAAGCTGAGCGGTGAGCGACGTCTTCTGGTTCTCCAGGAAGTCCAGGTACTGCTGGCCCGTCTCCTGATGCAGGTTGAACGCCGTCTCCTGGAGCGAGAGCTGCTGCGTGAGGACGGCCTGGATGGCCGCCTCCTGCGCGTTCTCGACGGCGACCTTGTCGGCCGCCGCGTTGCCAGTACCGCGCTTCTGGTCCTGTGCCTGCTGCACGAGCGCCTGCTGGAGGGCAGCGCGTGCCGTGTCGACCGGGTTCGTCGTGTCGCGGGCCAGCAGGAACTGGTTGCTCGCGTCGGTGGCGATGGCCTGCGCCAGGGCGTACTGCGCCTGGTTGATGGTGGCCAGCTGCGTGTAGTACGCCGTGGTGCCAGCGGTGATGCCCGTCAGCGTCTCCTGCGCCGTCGTGAGCGCCGTGGTGGCCTGTGCCAGCGGATCACCCGCACGGGCCGACGCCGTCTGCTGCGCGACCGTCTGGGCGATGCCCGCTTGCAGGGACGCCAGCTTGGCGTTGGCCACAGCCACGGTGTCCTGCGAGACCTGAGATCCGGTCGCCCCCTGCGCGAGGTCACGCTGCTGAGTGTTCAGGGCCTGCTCAAGCGCGACCTGGGCCTGCCCCACGGCGTCATCGGAGGCCACACCTACGGCATACGCGGCGTTGATGTCGGAGGTGACCTGAGCGGCCAGCTGCTGACTGGCCTGGTTGATCTGCGCCTGGAGAGCCTCGCGAGCGCTGACCTCGGAGGTGTTCTTGAGCTCGGCCTGCAAGGTGGCGATGTTCGCCTTGATCGTGCCGTCCTTGTCGAGCGGCGAGATCAAGGACTGTGCCAACTGGCCATCGACGCCGATCTGCGTTGTGGTGGCCTGCTGGAGCGCGAGCTGCGCAGCGGCGATGTTCTGGTTGAGCTGCGACAGCACCTGCTGTCCGCCTGGCGTCTTGACGACTGCTTGCTTGAGCAGCTCGGCTCTCGTCTGCAAGAGATCCTGCAAGGTCGTGTTGGCGCCAGTGACACCAGCAGGACCGACGGCCGCACCACCCAATGACGCGTTGGTCACCTCGTCCGTGCCGGCCTGCTGAGCGGTCTGCGTCAGGCCGGTGACGTCGTCGGCAACATCGGCCACCGAGAGGTTGCTGTTGCTCGTCAGGGAAGCGAGCTGAGCACTGACCGCCTGACCGATCGAGGTCTTGAGATCGGGCAACAGCTTCGCGATCTGCGCCGCATTCTTTCCGTCGTTCTGGAGCTTGGTGACGGCCGCCTGCACGGCCTGGTCACGCTCCTGCTGGAGCTGCTGAGCCGTCAGCGGATCGCCGAACGGATCGTTGCTGTTCAGGAACGACTGGATCGACGCGGAGACAGCCGACGAGAGGTCCGTCGACTGAGACTTCGTCAGGGTGTCGGCGTTCGATTCGCTGTTAGCTCGCGGCTTGAACAGGAACGACTGCCCGACTCCGAGAGCGTCCTTGAGGAAGCTCGTGCCGGGAACGCGGAAGCTCGTGCCGGGAACGCCAATGTTGCCGGTGAGCGGGACTGACGTGGACCCGATGGTGGAGTCGGCACTCAGGTCCTGCGCCGCGTTCGCTCCGACGACGGAGGCGATCTTGGCGAACTGACCAGGAGCGATGAACCCGTTGGCCGCCTTGTTCGCGTCGCTGAGCGCGTCGCTCACAGCATCGAACTGCTGCTGTGCAGTGAGACCTACGGCAGCGAGGTTCTTGAGCGACGTCGTCAGACCATTCGTGCCATCCGTGGCGTCCTGGAGATCGACCAGAGCCTCGTTGGCGTTCGCAGCCGTCTGACCTGCGCCGGCGGTCTGGATCTGCTTGGCCAGGGCCGCGTCCAGCTGCTGCGAACGAGCGCTCGCGGCTGCGTCCCGACCGGCCTGGTTCCCGAGCAGCGCGTTGATGGTCGCGCCGAAGAAACCACTGGAATCACGGCGATCCGAGACGGCCTGATTGCCGGCTGCGTTGGCGCCATTGAGGAAATCATCAGCCGATGTCCCGCCACCGCCGGCCGAGACCTGCGCCGAGAGAACCTTGCTGGTGGCATTGAAGGTCTGGTCGATCAGGAAGGCGCCAGCGAGAGCCACGCCCAACGGCCCGACGGCTTCCAACAGCCCACTCGCAGCGCCCTTGATGGACGTCGCGAGCGTCCCCACGGCGTCGGTGATAAGCAGGCCGGACGTCTTGGCGGCGTCAACGACGTCAACGGCGCCAAGATTCAGCGCGGCGCGTCCGACCCCGCTGGAGCCAGTCAGTCCCTCCGCGTCGAGCTGCTCAGCGCCACGGGTCAGCGCGGAGGTGAGCGCGTCGATGCCGGCAGTGAGCTTCGCTCCTCCGACACCGAAGACGTCGTCCGCGAACTTCGTCTCGGCCGCGACTACCTCAGTGGAAGCGGCCTCGATCTTGGCGGCGCTTTCGGCTTCCGCGTCACCGATCGTGCCGGCCGGTCCGGTGGCGCCGATGCCACCGACGCGAGAACGAGCGTTCCCGGCAATGTTGCCGACGCGGGTGCCCAGGTCGAGCTTGCCGATCAGGTTGGCTGCGAGAGCGATCTCGCCGACCAGGAAGGCAGCTTCACGCAGCGGCGCGGGGATGGAGTCGAACACGGCAAGCAACTGCTGCACCGTGTCGAGAACCGGCTTGAAGGCTTCAAGCAGAACGCCCGCACCGGCACCGATGCCTGAGGTGCCGACGTCCTTGGCGATCTCGAGAAGGTCACCCTTGAGCTGCTCGAGCAGACCGCGTACGTCGTCCAGACGCTTGAAGTACTGCTCCTGCGCGATACCGCCTTCGGAGACGCTCTTGTTCGTCGCCTCCTGGACGTTGCCGTAGTCCTCGATCAGAGCGAGCGCGGCGACGCCGGCACGACCACCACCGAACTGGGCGGTGATGAAGTCCTTCTGCTTCTGCGTGAGCGTGTCGAACTTCGCCGAGAGGTCCGACAGCTCGTCGTTGAACGGCTGGAGGGTGTTGATGCCGAGGTTGGCGAAGACCTCCTGGAACGCAGCGTTGCCCTCGCGACCGAAGAAGCGCTGGAGCTCGCCGGCCGTGGCTGCGCTGGACTCACCCGTGCGCGCCTGGAGGTCAGCCAGCGTGTTGGCGGTCTGCTCGACGGAGAAGCCGGCACTCGTGGCGAGGTCACCGATCTGGGCGAGACCCGGCAGCACCGCCTGTGCGTTGGCCAGACCGAAGTTCTGCGCCGCGCTGGTCGCTGCATCCAGCACGCGCGGCGTGTCGGCAGCCGTGAGGTTGAAGGCCCTCGTTGCGGCCACCAGATCCTCGAGGTCAGCCTGCGCGGCCTCAGCCGATCCGCCCAGCACGGTGAGTTCAGCGCCGAGCTGGCTGCCCTGCTGGGCGAGCTGCGTGGACGAACCCTGGCCCTGGAAAGCACCGGCGAACTGCGCGCCGAGCTCGACGGACTGACTGGGAGCGAGGCCGGCCGGTGCGCCGATCGAGCCGAGAGAGTTGGCCAGCGCGGTGGCCTTGTCGCGTGGCAGGTCGAGCCGGTTGCCCAGGTCGGTGATCGCCCGGTCGAAGTCGACCGACTGGGTGATGGCCTGCTTGAGTCCGTCCTCGACGAGGCGGAACGCCTGGTAGAGCAGCAGATACTTGGCGACCTGTGCGGTCGTGTTGCCCAGCGACTCTGCGTCCTGGCCCTCGTCACCGCCGCCCAGGCCGCCTTGGAAACCTCGGAAGAAACCACCGATGCCGCCGCCGCCGGCTTCCGCCGCCTTCGCGGCTGCTGCTGCCTGCGAGTCCTGAACGGCAGCGAGTCGTTCCTGCGCCGCTGTCAGGGCCTTGATTGCAGCGAGTTCCTCAGTGGTGCCAGTGATGCCCGCCTGTCGGATCGTCTCGAGCTTCTGCTCAGCCAAGCCCAGGCCAGCAGTAGCGACGGCCTCCTTGTTCTTTCCCTCGGCGGTGAGGGCCGTGACCTGGGCCAGGCGCTCCTCGAGCGTGACGTCTGTGGTGCTGGTCGCTGTCTCCTGAGAGCCGGTGAGAAGGTCCTTTCGAGACGTCCGCAGCACGCTGGACTGAGCGCTGTTGAGGTCGATCTGCTCGCTGATGTTGTTTTTCTCGAAATCAGAGAGCGGATCGCCTGCTGAGGTCCTGCCCGTGACGAGCGACTGTCGAAGAAGGGCGCTCTGCTTCTCCAGGAAGGTGATCTCAGAGTTGATTGCGCGGAGACCGACCACGCCCTCAGCGGTGAACTCATCCAGTGGAGCCTGGAGTCCCTGGATCGCAGACTGGAGCCCGCGAGCCCCCTGCTCGGCCTCCGTCTCAAGCCCCAGCAGCGTGCGATAGGACTCAAGATCCGCAGTGGGAATGCCGGCGAACTCAGTGATCTCCGCGTTCGTGAGTCCGGCGTTGATGAAACTCGCGGCCGGCCTGGGGACCCTGGCCTGCTCGCTGACCGCCGCGCGCGCCCTCTCGTTCTGCCGGGCGATGTCGGCGTTGGTCGGAACGATCGTGGTGGCCTCAGCGAGCGCGCCCTTGATCTCGGCCACGCGAGCCTTGGCGCCGTCGGCCGCTGATGTGAGGGCGGCGTCGACCTGCGCGGTGAACTTCGAGATGCCGCCCGCGTCGATGTCGCCGATGCCAGCGAGGGCCTCATTGGTCTTGCTGGCCGACTCCTCCGCGACATCGGGAATGGCGGCAAGAGCTTCGCTGACCTCCGAGATGCCCGACGTGTTGCCGGTCGTCTCGACGTTGATCAGAAAGTTGCTGGTCTCGTCAGCCATCTCGCTCACCTCCTCTAGCGGCGGGGAATGATCTCGTTCCTGGTCATCGGCACTTCGACGTCGTCACTGCCACCGGAGCCGTTGCGACGCCGGGCGCGGACGCTCTCGAACCACTGGCTCATGGCTTCGTCGTCTCCGTAGAACTCCTCCGGTGGTCGGTCCTCCTCGGGTAGTTCATAGAAGCTGAGGATGGACATGGCTTCGTTGACGGCTACGACGAGGTCCCAGCCGGCGCTGGCGGCGTTGCCTCCTGGGTAGAGGCTGGCGACTCCACCGCCGTGTCGGGCAGCTGAGACGACACGGACGAACTCGGCTGCCCTCCCGAGAAACGCGCTTCACCACGGCTCATGGCCAGCTCCCCCAGCGCGATGTTGGCTCGTTCCAACAGGCCGGGCGGCAGCTGCTCGACCTCGGCCGGCGACGCGAGAGCTCGCTGGTGCTTGCACTTCGCGTGGTCCCAGGTGGTCACGCCTTCGACCCTGGTGGCGTCGCAGAGTCGCAAGCTGTAGTACAGCTGCGAACGGGTGTAGCCAGCTGCGAACCTGTCGCTGGCTCGCGACTCGCGCCACTTCTTGCGGTACTCGTCCTCGACGGCGTTGTCCTGGCCGTAGTCCACGCGCGCCTGCTTCATGCGCCGCTGGACAAGCGCCTCGAGATGCTCGGCGTACTCCGTCGAGACCTTGTCGACGACACGCTTTTCGTCGTCAGTCAGCGTGTCGGTGTCAAGGGTGCGCTGGATGACCTGGATCTTGTCGGTCCACTCCGGGTCGGCCTGCGCCTCGATGATCGCCTCGTTGATGAACTCCTGCCGACGCAGGCTCACGAGCTCCTCGATCAGCTGACTGGTGGGGATCTCCCGTAGGCGTGCCTCGAACACGAGACCCTCGGGCGTCTCGGGGTCCTCCAAGGCGAGGATGTAGCGGCTGCGCGCTGCGGCGCCGTCGCGCCGGCACTCCTCGAGCTCGAAACTGTTGAGCTTCGCCATCCACAGGAGCATTGGCTCCTCGGGGTTGTCGTCGAACACGATCTCGACGCCCTCGACGAACAGGTCAGTGACCCGCTTGAGGTCGATCAGTGCCATGTCACCCTCCGTTGTTCCAGTCGATCCCAGTCCAGCCGTGCCCTGATGGGTACGGCAACGGCCAGCTCCCGAGGTCAAGTCGAGAGCTGGCCGTCCAGTCCGTTCCGCTCTTTCGAGTCGTGCGTTTCGAGCCTTGCTTTCTAGCAGCTTGCGAGTAGGCCGGTCTAGACCGTGCCGCTCTAGACCGTGCCGTCGGTGACGGTCATGTCGCCCTGGTCCGAGGTGAAGTCGAGCTTCACCGTGAGCTTCTGCTGCACCTGCACCGAGAAGGCCGGGGCCGTCCAGCGCGCGTCGTCGATGGTGATGACCTTGAGCACTGAACCGTCGATCGGGCTGTGCAGCACCGCCGTGACCGGCACGATGGGCGACTGCGTCGCAGCCGAGGACTGGAAGGTCGTCGGGTCAATGCCGGTGATCAGGTTGATTGCATTCTGGAGCGCCTGCGGGTCGACCGGCTTGATCTGCACCGAGCCGGTGACCGTCGGGACGTCGTAGTCCTGACCGACCAGGTGGTAGTTGCCGAACTCCTGGTCCTTGTCGAGCGTGACCTTCCAGGTCGCGTCGAAGCTCTGCACGCCCGGCAGCCGGTTCAGGTAGGGCTGCGTCTTGTCGTAGGCGCCGAGGTAGATGGCGATGTCGCGACCACGGATGGCGGCCGGCTTCGTCGCGCTGGCGACCTCGTTCACCGACTGCGGGAACTCCTCGACGGTCGGGCTCGAGTACATGATGTCGATGTTGGCGCCGGTCGCCACCACAGCGACGAGCGTGATCGTGGTGACCGCAGCATCGGCAGTGACCGTGCCGTAAGACTCGGTGTAGTCCACACCGTTGACCAGGCGCAGCCCGTTGGCCGTGACGTTGAGGATGCGGCGCTCGATGCCAGCCTCGACGATCGCGTACGCGGGGTTAGCGGTGACGACCGTCTGACCAGCCGCGCCCGTGCCCGCCGTGGTCTCCACGTAGGTCGAACCGGCGTTGTAGTAGATCGAGTCACCACGGAAGGTGGCCGTCTGCTTGGCGTCGCTCGTGAGGCCGAAGCTGTAGGCCATCGACTCCAGCGTCAGGAACGGGATGCCCACCGAACTGACGGTGGCGAACGGG